ACGACTTTGCTTGACTCATTAAGACGATTATTTAATTCCACGTTACGCTCAATTTGTTTGTTGAGGCGTTCTTCCATCTCACAAAGCTCGTCTGCAAGTTCTCCAACGACATCAGATTTTTCGTCGGGGATATTAATATAATGTTCAGCAAAAAGATTCTTAAGACCTGCAATAAAGTCTTCAGTAATCTCATTACGAATACCACGATCAATGGCAACTTGATTTTGTTCAATCCATTGATTAATACCGTACTTAATAGTACCTTGTACTTCTTCAGATAGTTCAGCTTTAATAGCTTCTACTTTCTCAACAAGTCTGGTTTCGAATTGCTCTTCAAGCTTGGTATACTCTTCCTGAAGCTTAGCTTTAACAGCAGCTTCGAAAATTGTTTTTGCTTTATCTCTATATTCTTCGGAAAGCTCTTCACCTTCTGTTAAAGCAGCAACGTCAGAAGAAAGATCGAGTTCTTCAAATGAAGGTCTGATAGGATATTGCACATTCGGACCTTTTGTAGTTCCGTAGGCAACTTCAGCTCCTACAGTAGGAGTAGGATCTCCAGAACTTTTTTGATGGGCTTGCTGAGGATCTCCTGAAATTTGTGAAATAGGAGCAGCAGCTTTAGCACCAGGATTTTCTTCGCCATCCTCATCATGTTCATGAGGAGTAGTTGTAGTTCCGCCAAGATCTACCGGAGCTTTTTGACCAATAGCAACAGTTGGGGGAACAGATGGTTGTGCATCTTTTCCTCCAGCCTTTGCTGTTTGTACATCTGAAATTTGAGAAGGCTCTTTTCCTACTGCAGGAATTACGGAAGCAGAAACTGTAGGCATTGGATCACCAGCTTCAAGAACAATTTTTTGTCCTTGTACAAGCTCCTCAAACTTTTCGTTTAACATATCTGACATTTGAGTTTCCTCGTTCTTCTAACAATTATTCTAAGATTATTTATCAAATTATAGATTTGAAAGGAAATGCTCAAAAGCTTTAAGCTTCCTTTCTTCTATATTTTTTCTAGTGGAATTTGAAATATATTTATGATATTTAGTAACTTGTTGCTCACGAAGAATACCACCATCCCAAATCCATTCTTTTCCTTCCATAATTCCATTTACAAATGCATCTGGAGCGGAAGGATCCGATACTATATCAGCAGCAGTAGCAAGCATAAAATCATCACGTACATAATTAGAACCATTACGTTCTTCAAGTGATCCCATACCTCTAGAAGAAACACCAAGCTTTACTCCTTCATCCAATAGTGATTTGGCAATTTGCCCCATTGGTGTATCAAGAATTTTAGCTTTTCCGAAAAAATTTGTTCCTTCTGATCTGAGTTCAACAATACGATGTGATACTCTATCTAGATTTACTGTTGGGCCATCTGGATGTCCAAGTTCCCCTAAAGCACGACCCGTCTTTACGTAATGTTCGTTGTATCTTTGAACCTCTCTATTCAAAACATTGAAAGGATATACTCTACCATTTCTGTTTTTAATTTCTGATTGTAAAAAAATACCTTCAATATATAAATGTTTTTTGCCATTATGTTCTTCTACAAGAACATTAATTTCTTCTATATTTTCTGTGATTAGTTTCATTGCTCTATTTCTAATGGTTCTGCGGGTTCATTAAAATAAGTAGAAGCAACAACTTGTTTGTATTGTGCAATAGCTTCTGCAGCAGAAGATTGCATAAGATCATGAACCATATCCAAAGCTTCTGCTTTTTTCTTATCAGCGATCAAACTTACAATATCTAAAGATTTGTTCATATAAATAAACGATTAAATATAAAATTATTTAGCAGAAGGTTTATTTGTAGAAGGTTTTGGTGCTAATTTTGCTCTTTCTTTTTCTGCTTCTAAAGATCTTTGTGTATCTATTTCAGCCTGAGTATTTTGAATTTCTGGAGCATAAGCATCATTTTGCCTTGACATAGTATCAAGAGACATAGAATCTGCTGGATCAATTGCAATACCTGATGCAATATCTTTTTTCATTTGACGATCCAATTCTTTATATTCTTTATCTGTTTGTAACAGAATTTGACGACGAATATATTCAACTGAAAAATATTTACCAACAAATGGGTCCATTTGTTCAACTAAACTAATTCTTTCTTTCATTAGTTCAGTTTTTTTCAATTCATTGAAATGATTGTCAAACAAAAAGTCATATTGAATATGCTCTTCCATGTCTTCCCAATCTTCTGGGGTAATAATACCTTTAAGAATTAATTGAGTTTTGAGAATATCATGAAATAGTTGTGAAAATTGTTTACGAAGTCTACCAATAAATTTTGCAAATTTAAGTTCGTCTCTTAAAATTTCTGTAGTTTTTCCAAGATTAAAAGCTTTATTATCATCAGTTAATCTTGATGGTGGAAGATTAAGTGAATTGTAAAGTTTTTTTCTAAAATACTCTACATCTTTAAGTTCTCCAAGATTTTGACCACCAGGAAGAGTAGAAATTTCTGTTCCTCTGCCACCTTCTCTACGAGGAAGCCAGAAATCTTCGAGCATACTCATGTGCTTTTTATCGTCACGAATTTCCCCAGTAGCAGAATCATAAACAAGTTTATTTCTATATCTTGTCATAACTTCACGAAGATATTGTTCTGCTTTTACCTTCGGTAAATTACCTACATCGATATAAAAAATTCTTCTTTCTGGAGCACGAGATAATCTGTAAATAACAAGAGAATCTTCAATCATTCTTAATTGATTGAGAGATTTAATTGCTTTATGTAAAAAACTAATCGTGATTTTTTTGTTAGTATCTTTTAATCCTGAATGGCATGTAGCGATGGAATCGGCTGCAATTTTGATTCCTTGATTGCTAGCGTAATTGTATGATCCAGATGTCGATGGAACATTAGCAACACCGAATCCTTGAGGGTTGTAAATATAATATTCAATATAATCACCCCAATCAAATTCTAAAGCTGATCCTCGTTGACGATATTTTTCTGCTTCTTGTTTATCAATTTTGTGACGAATTTTTTTAATTTTTAAAGGATCAATAAATCTCAATTCTAAAATTCCTTTTTTTGGGGTATCAAGATCAACTACTTTATGATAATACATGCGACCATCAATATACCAATTACGAATAATTTGATGGGCATTTTTATCAAATTTAAGCATTCTCAAAATAGTATCAAATTCTTGTCTGATTTTAGATTTGATATTTTGACCAATAGATAAATTAGATAGTTCAATTTCAACTGGAGCATCATCAGCATCAGAAACAACAAATTCATTTACAATTTCGTCAATTGCAGAATCACATTCTGGATGCAAAGCCATGCTACGATATCTTTGTATCAATTCAAATTCATTTCTTGATACACCTTCTACATCAACATACGTACCAAAATAGCCACCTGCTACGGTGGCTACAGCATCATCTTGATTAGGAGGAATTGGGGACTGACCTTTCAATTCCTCCTTGCGATTGATTTTAAATCCAAATAATTGACTCATAACAGTATTAACTTTTGAGTTATATACTATTTATCAAACGTCAGCATTGACTTGACGATTAGTTACTCCATCCCTCGCAGTGGAAGGAGCTTCAGTAGTCCAATATGAATACTGAAATTCTGTAGAAAATTCTTCAATTTGATCATTACTATCGTAAGCAAGATCAATTTGACTGACACTTGTTGGGAACGCATACCATAATTTATAAGTCCTTAAAATATTTCCACCTTTACCATTTGCATCTGGAGTAGGAGCTTTTTCTAATTGATGAACAAATAAATGTGCGGTATATCCATTTGCTTCACCAGCTAAGGGTGTTAATAAGTCTGCTGTGTTTCCAGCATGACCATTAATAGCTTCCATCCACTGTTCCATTACTGCACGAACTTTGAAGTCTTTATCATTAATGAATGTAGGACTCCAGTTATCAAATGTTCTGTCTCCAGCAATTTTAACTGTACGACCACGGAAAGGAACTTCAATAGTTCCTAAACTCGAAGCCGGTAAAGCAGCAGATTTACAGAGTAAATTTACTAATTCTTTTTCACTATCTTGAACAGCTCCTGTTCCAGTTCCGCCTGCTCCAATTGATCCTGTTGGAAACACGATATCAACAAGAAACATATTAGGTCTAACGCCTTGACCTACCTTTGAAATGAAATCGCTAATTTTGCTTGTGTATGCCATTTTTGTTTACCTTGAATGTGATTGGTATTTAATTATCTACCCACTACTTCATTAAATGAAACTCCAGTCTTTGTCGCAGTAAATGTAATTGTAATATAATTAATTGAGCGGGTTGGTTTGATAAAAAGTTCAGCTACAAATTCATTTCTATCAATAACATCTGGAGTATTGTTTGAATCATCACATACCACGAGGTAATCAGTAACACCTCTACGAGATTGTACTTCGTTAAGGTAAGAATTCACTGCACTTGCAAAAGAAGATCTAGTAATTTCATCGTTTTGTTCAAATAGAACTTGCTTAGCAAGTCTCTCAACACGTTTTTCAATGTTGAGGAATAGACGACGAACATTAATTCTATCAAAAGCACTTGGAGAAGCAAGAGCTGTTTTATCTCCAAATAATGTAATGCCAGAACCAGGGAAAGAAACTATCGGATTAATTCTATTTTGATAAAGAAGATCTCTATCAGCTTTATTTGGATTATATGCTAATTTAATAGCGTTTCTGAGAGAACCTCTATTAACTCCTGCTGGTGAATACCAATCATCTAAAGATGCAGATGTAGAAACACAGAGACCAGCTATATCTCCATTGCAAGCAAGATAGCGATATTTGTCATTAAAACGATCATAATAATACTTATAACCACTGTCAAATATAGCATATGAAGTAGAAGTTAACCCACGGAAAAATGCAATAGTATTATCTCTTTGTTGAGTTGCAGATAATCCACCAGTAGAACCAATTTGATTTCCTTTGTGAGGAGAAACAAAAGAGATACAATCTTTTCTTGATGTAGCAATTTGAATTACTTTATTTGCCTTTGAAAGTGTATCTTCTTGGGTTGACATTGATCCACCCATCAGTACAAAATTAATTTCTGATTCTTCTGTATCTAAAAATAGATCATAAGCATCACCTATTTCCGAAGTAGTATAAGTATAATCATCTGTGCCACCTGAAAGAGTTGATATTGAATCTGCACATAAAGCAAATTTAGTTCCAGATGCTAAAGTAGTTGAATCCACTCCCCAAGCATTTCCCGCACCAGCAGTTGACGGATTAATAGATGCAGATGGAGCAGCTCCAGCGTAAATATAGGAAGATTGTAAATTAATTTCTTCTTTATAGTAAGCTGATCCTCCTTCAGTTGTTCTAGCATCTGATAATTTAGATAGATAAGTATATCTTTCTACAATTGTATTTACAGAACCAGAAATTTCTCCAGTCGTATCAATTACAGCTACATGAATTTCGTCATATGAAATTCCTTTGGAAGCAGCAAAAGAAGAAGTTCCTGGACGAGGACCAATAGCAGAAAGTGAAATACCTGTCGTATCTATTTCTGTATTAAGATACCAATCTACAGCACTAGCAATAGCAACATCATTTACACCATCCTCTAAAGTATCTAAACTTGTAATAAGTGTGTTTGGATCATCAAGAACAACAACTAATTTTTTAGCAGTTTCGTCCCAAGAAACCACTTCAGCCGTTTTTGTTCCACCAGTAACATTGAAAGTGACATTAGAACCAGCTACAGGAGCACTGCTAGGAACTTCTGCTAATATAATAATTTGATCAGGACCTCTATCGACCACAACAACCTTAGCTTGATTGCTCCAGGTTCCAGCATAACGAGATACAAAAGTTTCTGATGATCCAGTTCCAGCTTCCCAATCGGCTAAATTTTTAACTAAAACACCACTTCCATCTGCAGTAGCATTTAAAACTGAAGAAGATGCACGGACTACTGCGAGTCTACCACCATAATTTAAATATTCCGAAGCAACAAACCAATCATCTGCATTAGTATCAGTTGGTTTTCCAAACACATCAACAAATTCTTTTTGGGTGTTGATATTTATAATTTGTCCAATAGGGCCTTTTTTGAATGTAGATGCAAAAGCAGCGGTAATTTGCTGAGCCCCAATTACCACAACATTAGATAGGTCACGCTCTTTAAGAACTATTCCAGGCGAGACTTGACTTGACATTTTATTCTCCTCTCGGTTAATCCAGTTTAAATCTAAAATTATTTATGAAAATTATTAGTTCCACATATAAGAAACATCTTCTTGTGTGTCACCATACCAA